TATATTGATGAATTATATCAAGCAAAATTTAAACGATTTTGCTGGTAAAAACATAATTTCTTTAGGGTTAACTTCTAGTTTAACAGCTGCATATTTTAATAAAAATAATTTCAGTAGTAAAGCCCTAGATAACATTTTTTACTATTCAACACAAGTTAGAAAATTTCATATCAATTTAAATTGCGTTTTAACAGCAATAAACAATGATTTGTATTTTGATGTGCTAACAAAGGATAATTTTGACGATATTGACGGGGATATTTTCATATTCGCTAATCCATTTTATGATGAGGAATCTGCAATTACCAATTTACAGTACATGCAGACATTAAAACAAAAAGGCAAAAGAACTATTATTCTTTCGCCTTCATTGTGGGACGGAAATAATGGATTTGTTACTTTTCCTAAAGAAAATTTACAAGAGCTTTATACAGAAAATGGAATTACTTTATTCACACTCAAGTAAAATGTGGACCGTGAATCCAACCAACTAAAGATTTTCTGACACCTTTTGTAACAGGGGTTACTTCGTGTTCTGTGTAGGCGGGAAAAAACGCAATTAATCCTTTTTTCTTAGGCATAATTTCTGCTCCATTGACAGTCCAAATTAATAAATCTCCGCCTTCATATTCGCTAGGATCAGAGAGAAGCAAGCTGAAAGAAAGCTTTCTTGTTTTGTGTATTACTCCGTCCGTATGTTTGGTGTATTTACCAGGAGTTTTATCATCAGCATGATATTCAATATACGTCAAGTGTTCTATTTTATCTAGATTAAATTTGTAGTTTTCTAAATTTTGTTTTGCGACTTCTTTTTCAATTAACTTATATAACCATTCGAAATTTTTAGGATCGATACCAGCAACATATGCGTTTCTTATGTCTTTGTTTATTGATTCTCCTTTGCCACCGTAACCTATGGTAGCTTGTTCTAGTTTATTTTTACCTTCTTCAACAATTAAATCAATCAAACCGCTAGACAAAAAGTTTTCTTCGTAAACCCAAAGATGTTTTTCTTCTTGTTTATTACCAAAATACCAAAACCTATCATCGTATTCTTTTCTTGGTTTTTGAGCTTGTACAATTGGTTCTTGTTTTGTTGTTTTTAAAGATTTTCTTCCGTCGTACTCTAGATCTTTATACTTACCATTAGCATCAACATAATGTAAGAAAACCTGGCACTGCCAATTTCCTTGCTTGTATATTTGTCTCCAATGGTTGATTTCCATACCTCTGTAAATAAGAGCATCGCCAAGTTCAACCATATATTCTTTAGGATTATCTCTTACATCAGTAGATTCTGACAACCATATTGGCCATAACTTTCCGTCGAATCCTAGCGTAATCGTTGCGCTAATTTCGCATTCTCTTCTGTCGGTGTGGGGGTCTAGCTTATCTCCGGGCTTATAAAAACGAGCGTAAGAGTAAGTAGGATTTAGCTTCAATCCTGTTGATTCTTCCATTGCTGACTTTAAATCTTCTAACAAAGTGTCAAACACCGGATCTCCATAAATAGAGGGCGATAAAGGACACTGATCGTCTCCTTTTTTTAAATCTTTTGATATTTTGATAAGATGTTCAGATAACATCGAACAAGTTTTATCATCAAGAATTTTGGTGATATGGACATACTTGTTGTTTTTGAAGTATTCTTGTGGCGTGCTCATCTCGCTCTCCTATGATATATAAATATTAAAAAAATTATTTAAGTTTTTGGAAGATGGTTCTTTATATCAAAAACTAAAACGGATATTTTGACCGCTGATACTATTTATGACTTGATTATATTGAAAATTTGAACTTTAAAAGTTTAGGTATAAATTTGTCCGCGTATGGGTAACAGGATTACAACAAACATGATAACTAAGCAACAAATAAAGCAAATAGCACCAAACTCAAAGGACGAGATTATTGATCCTTTGGTTCAGTATCTAAACATTCATATGCCAAAATATGAAGTAAACACATACCTGCGTGTATGTCATTTTCTTTCACAAGCTGCTCACGAATCTGCATCTTTTCGTACGCTCGAAGAATATGCCTCCGGCGCTGCTTATGAAGGTCGTAAAGATTTGGGCAACACAAAGCCTGGAGATGGTGTTCGTTACAAAGGTCGTGGTATTTTCCAGCTTACAGGCAGAGCAAACTACCGCACTATCGGTGCTAAGATTGGTATGGATCTTGAAAACAATCCTGAGATTGCTGAGACTCCAGAGGTGTCAGTTTTAACTGCTCTTGAATATTGGCAGTCAAGAAAGCTTAACGCTCTTGCTGACGCTGATAATGTTGAGCTCATTACTCGTCGTATTAACGGTGGTCTAAACGGGTTCGACGACCGTAAAAAATACTTGGCTAGATCTAAACAAATTATACCTAAAAATTTCAACTTTGTTCCGCCTCCTGCACCACCAACAGATCCTATTGTGCCACTTATCGTAGTTGCTAAAGTTGGGGATAACTCTCCTTACGTTGCTGACCTTCAAAATATGCTAATTAGGAAGGGAGCTAAGGTAACTGCTGATGGAGCGTTTGGTCCTAAAACAGAACAAGCAGTTAAAGAATTTCAACAAAAAAACGGTTTAACAGTAACAGGTTCTATCAATACTGATACTTTAAACAAACTAATGGTGTAAACATGGAAGAAAGCTGGATTAAACAATATTGGAGACCTGCGATTGCATGGCAGTATCTTGCTGTCTGTATTTTTGATTTCATTATTTTTCCCGCAACTTATATGTATTTCTCTCAACAGCAATGGAATCCTATTACGCTGAAAGAAGGCGGCTTCTATCATCTTGCTATGGCAGCAATCATTGGTGTTGCAGCATGGACTCGCGGGCAAGAGAAAATAACAAAAATAATGAATGGTGAAGAAATAGAAAAAACAACAACTCAAACACCAACAGGTAAGAAATAATGAAAAGACTAAGAGATATTTTAGAACAATCCGCCGCTGATGAAGGACGAAATCAAGTTCAGCGAAAAAGATTAGACATTCCAGTAAATGAAAACGCACCAGTAGTATCTAATTCTTGGAAAACAACAAAAAGTATTTCAGTTCCAAAACTTGATAATTATCAAGCCGCCCCTGAAGCTGAAACTTCAAAAAATTCTTTTATAGATAACATTAAAAGTTTTTTTGGCTATGATCCTGAACGCCAGACTAAAATAGATGCATTCAAAAAGAAATGGCGCGCTGGTGATCTTACTGATCGTGAAGCTGAATTTTTTATGAAACACCAACGACCAGATCCAGATCTTAAAAGTAAACAAGAACCACCAATCACAATAGTTAATGGTAAAATTCAAGATAGAGTTCCTAAATCAGAAATAAAAGTGGATAAACCTACTCAAGTAACTTTTACTCCACCGATGCCCGCTGCCGATGGAACAAGTAGAATTACACCAAATGATAATGTAGATTTTACTGGTTCAAGATATGATCTTGGTAACGGACAAACTGTTGATCCTTCAAAAGTTACCAATAAAATAAATCCTCCAATAATTGTTACACCTGATAAACCTTTAGTGACTAGCAAACCCAATAGTGCTTTGACCGCTGCTGGTTATGATCAATCGGGTAAAAAGATTACCACTATACCAAAACCAAAGTTGAAACCTGAAAGACCCTCTGATGTAATTCCTAGTGGTCCTGGAATCACAACTCCTGGTTCTATGATTTACATTGAACCAAAGCGACAAAAACTTCAAGATCGTGTACCACAGCAGAAAATACAAGATCGTGTACCACAGCAGAAAATACAAGATCGTGTACCAACATCTGCTGTTAATCCAAAACCAACTTCAGCTGGTCCTTATGCTCCAGCGCAATCTGATGATCCATTTCATCAGCGTTATGCGAAAACTGCTTCTTATCTTGGACAAGTTCCTCGTGATAGAAAACCACCAGAAAAACAAAAACCTATTCAAAACCTATATCAAATTAATAGGGGCGACACTCTTGAGAAAATTGCTAGAAAAATTGGTGGTGAAAACTGGCAACAAACTCTTAAAGGTATAAGAGAGAAAAATCCAAATATTAAAGAAAGAGCATTGAAGATCGGAAGCGAATTGTTATTACCTGAAGCCGCAAAACCAATAACTGATCGTATAAAACAAGATCAAACATATGTTCCACAATCTGCAATTAATCCGCCTTCTAGTGCGGCTGGCCCGTTTAACACAGGCGTGAGCGGCGCACCAAAAAACGTATACAACTATAAAGTTCCTGGTTTGTTAAATAAAAATATAACGGTTGCAACCAAACAGCAGGAACAACCACCATCAATTATTCCTAAACCGAAACTAAGACCTAGAATTTCAGACGACGAAGCTTTCATAGCTGCTGTTAGAGACCAAGAAAGTAGTAATGATCCTAAAGCCATTAGCCCTGCGGGTGCAGCAGGCTTGATGCAGGTTATGCCAAAAACTGGCGCAGAAATTGCTAAAGAGTTAGACGATGTTAAATATCCTAAAGGAACAAAAGCTCAGCAAAAGTATCTTCAAAACCCAGAAGTAAGCGATTTGTATGGTAGACACTATCTCAATAAACTGTATTTTCAAGCAGGCAAAGATATTGGATTTAATGATGAAGAAAAATTACGCAAAGCAACTTTAGCAGCTTACAATGCTGGTTTTGGTGGAAGTAGAAAGTATAGGGAATCTTTGAAAGCTGGCAAAGAAAATCCTAAACTTCTTCCTAAAGAAACTAGAAATTATGTACCTAGCATTTTAAGTAAATATGAAAAAAACAAGGTAGCTAAAGATACAAGTACGCAAAAAACTCCAGAAACTAATTCTGATGCTGCTGTATATGTACAAGTTTTACCAGGTCAAAATGCTACAACAATAGCTAAAAAACACAAGCTATCTTTAGATCAACTTGAAAAATTTAATCCTGGTATATCAAACAAATCAAACAAAGGCAAATTAATGCCTGGAGATAAAATTAAAATAAAATGAAGACATTCAAACAGTACATCGCAGAAGCACTTGATAAACCTTATGAGTATGATCATTTAGGTTCTCTTGAAAACAGTTCAGGAGAAATGGAACATCATTATGGTTTCAAAGATCATAAAGGTATACCTACTCATGTCTACATTTCACATCATGCAGGCAAAGTTGGCAAAGGTAAAGCTTCTGTAGATTTCACTGATGAACAAGGCAATATTGAAGCCACCGGCAGAGGAAGCATCAGACATATCTCTACCGTCAAGAAGATCATGCAGGATCATGCTGAAAAACATCCGCATTTGAAAACTTATACTTTTACTGGTGAGAAAGATACAGATAAGCCAGGTGAAGGTGGAAGAAACAGATTGTACAGCCGTTTGGCAAAACAAGCTGGTGGTCACTCAGATGACATCAATGCGTATTCTAACAGACACTACATTCCGATAAATAGAGATAAGAAAGGGGACTAATCATGTTAACAGCATTATTATCACCACTATTTGGTATTTTGGGCAGTTTGCTACCCTCTATTGTGAGAATATTTGAGCGTAAGCAGGAGATTAAGTATGAACTTGAACTTACAAAGATCAAAATTGATGCAGCCGAACGCCAAGCCGATCTCAATTTCAACGTTGAGGTGGTTAAGGCTGACGCTCAGTCACGACAATCTGCTCTTGATCATGATAAGTCTCTTGATGGTGGAAAGTTTATTAACGCACTACGCGCTTCTATCCGCCCTGTTATAACTTACTCGTTCTTTTTCGTTTTCGTAGCGATAAAAATTGCAGCTGCATACGTAATGCTTTCAACTGGTCAGTCTGTGCCTGCAATGCTTGATGCTGTATGGGATGCAGAAACTATGGCGCTTTTCTCTACAATTATCGCTTTTTGGTTTGGCAGTCGTATGATGGAAAAACAAGAGCGCATGGCTCCGTCCCAAGTTACTATTACAGCCACAACAAAGAAAAAGTAATTTACTTTTCAAATAAATAGTAATTAAAACGGAGAGTTAAATGGCATCGCCAACGACCAGAACTGAATTTAAAGAAAATTGTTTGCGTAGACTTGGCAAACCAGTAATAGAAATCAACGTCGATGACGATCAGGTGGATGATAGGGTCGATGAAGCTTTACGCTATTATTGGGACTATCATTTCGATGGCTCGTCAAAAACGTTCTACAAATATCAAATCACACAACAAGACAAAGATAACCAATACATCACTATCCCTGAAAACATCATTGGGGTTATTAATATCTTTGATCTCGGGTCAGCTCTTGGTACTAACAACCTATTTAATATTCGTTATCAAATCGCCCTTAATGACCTTTATACACTTACATCTGTGTCCATGGTTCCATACTATATGGCTATACAACATATTCAGTTCCTTGAATATTTGTTAGTTGGTAAACAGCCGTTAAGATATAATAGAAATACCAATCGTTTAAATATAGACATGGATTGGGATAGACTTAACATTGGCGAATATTTGATTGTAGAAGCTTACGAAGTCGTTAATCCTGATACGTATACTGATGCTTGGTCAGATCGTTGGTTGTTGAGATATGCTGCATGCTTAATTAAGCAACAGTGGGGTCAAAACTTAAAGAAATTCGAAGGCATGAGAATGCCTGGAGGATTGACTTTCAATGGTCAAAAAATATATGACGAAGCTACTGCTGAAAGAGAAAATCTAGAGCAAGAAATGATCTACACTTACAGCTTGCCTGTTACAGACATGATCGGCTGAAAATATATTTTTTACCTATTAAGTTTTTGACTGGTATAACTGACTAAATACTCCTAATAACAATAGGAGTATAATATGGAAAAGTATGGATTTGTTTATATCTGGTTTGATCGTAAACACAAGAAATATTACATTGGTTCACATTGGGGAACAGTGGAAGATGGTTACATTTGCTCTTCTACATGGATGAGAAATGTGTACAAATACAGAAAAGAAGATTTCAAACGCCGAATAATTACTAAGGTAACTTCATCAAAAGCTGATCTTTTAAAAAAAGAGTATGCATATCTTTCGTTGATCGAAGAAAACGAGCTTGGTAAAAAATACTACAACATGACCAAGCACCTAAACGGGCATTGGTTTACGGAAGAAGAAAGAGCAAAATCTTTATCAGAACGCATTTCACAAAAAACTAAAGAAGCAATGAATCGCCCCGATGTTCGTGAAAAATATCTTGCGGGCTTGGCAAAAAGAGATAATGGTTCGTCCAGACCAGAGGCTCGTGAAAAACGCCGACAATCTATGATTGGTAAAAATGTTGGTAAAAACAACTCAAAAGCTGTAAAAGCTTCTGCTGAAATGCGTCGTGGAGTTCCGTTGTCTGAAGAACACAGAAATAAAATAAAAGAAACTACAGCTCTTAAGAGCCTAAATAATATGAAAATTAAATGCACTCATTGTAATTTCATAGGCAATAAAGGAAATGTGGCAAGATACCATAATAACAGATGTAAACACAAATCAGCGTAAGGCAGAATATATTTCTGCGCAGGGAGGTTAACATCGCCACTAATTTTTTCTTCAATAACTTTCAATCTTCTCAAGAACAACTTTTACTTGAAAATTTGATTATTGAATCCATAAAAATTTATGGAGAGGACATGTATTACATTCCTCGAAAACTTAACAACTACGATGCTGTTTATGGAGCTGATGATCAATCAAGTTATGAAAATGCTTACCCTATAGAAATTTATATTAAAAACGTCGACGGTTTTCAGGGCGATGGAAACTTTATGTCTAAGTTCGGTTTAGAAATTAGAGACAGAGTTGTATTTTCTATGGCACAAAGAATATTCAATGAAGAAATTGGAACGTTTACTAATCAGGTTCGCCCTAACGAAGGAGACTTGATTTATTTCCCATTGAATAAGAAATGTTTTCAAATTAAATATGTAAACAAGTTCGAGATGTTTTATCAACTTGGCTCTTTACAAACTTGGGAAGTTACTTGTGAATTGTTCGAGTATGCTGGTGAAATTTTGAGTACTGGTATTCCAGAAATTGATATTCTGCAAAAGAAATTTGACACCAATCAATACCATTGGGCTGTATTAGACGAAACTGGTGCTATGATATTGGATGAAGAAGGCAACATTATTGTCCTTGAAGGATCTAGTATAAATGATCTTATTCCTTCTGCAGACAACGATGAGATACAAAGAGAGTCTGATTTGTTTGTTGACTTTACTGCTTATGATCCGTTTAGCGAAAGAACAATATAATGTTCAGTACACCGTTTTATTTTAGTTTACTACGTAAGTATGTAATTCTTACCGGGACTCTTTTTAATAATATACGTATAACCCGCACTAATTCTAGCGGCAATCAAACGTCATTGTTGAAAATTCCTATTACATATGCCCCAAAAGATAAAATGCTGTCTCGTGTTATTCAAGATACAGCTATTGATCGTCAAACAGCTACAATTCCTCTTCCTGCTATTTCTTTTGAAATGGGAAAAATGGTATATGATGGAACAAGAAAACTTAATACGATTGGAAAATCCTCAGTAAAAGACGCTACATCTGCCAGCAAATTTAAATATCAATACAATCCAGTTCCATACAATATAGAATTTAAGGTTTATATTTATGCAAAAAATGCAGAAGATGGAACTAAAATAATTGAGCAAATACTTCCCTATTTTACTCCGGACTGGACTACTACAGTTAATTTGATACCTGAAGTAGAAGTTACTATGGATATACCAATCATATTAAACAATATCAGTTATAGTGACAACTATGATGGTGATTTTAAAGAAAGAAGAGCCATTATATGGACTTTAGATTTAGAATTAAAAGGATATTTGTATGGACCTGTTAAAAAGTCTAACATTATTAAGTTTGTCAACACTAATTTTTACATACCTAATGTTGATGATGGCAAATTACAAACTGCAGTTGGCAACACAGCGATCATAGAAAAAGTTACGGTGCAGCCAGGATTAACTGCTAATGGTGATCCTATAAATTACTTTGGTCAACCAAACACCAGTTTAGGCGCGGTAGCATATACTGACATTGAGATTAGCGATGATTTTGGATATATAACCCAAGTTTACAACACAGATGAGATAGAATGAACGAAGAAAATAATGATGATCCGATTGGTAAAGCTCTTGGATTAACACCTGTTGAAAAAGAAGTTGATGTGGTTTCGAAAATGATTGCTGATGCGCATAATGATAGCGCAAAACAAGATTTCGAGGTGGCTAGAGCAAATATCCATAATATGATCGAAAACGGTCAAGAAGCTATGATAAAATTAGCTCAGATCGCAGATAGTTCTCAACACCCAAGAGCGTTTGAAGTTCTTGCTAAACTTATGGACACAATGTTAGTAGCTAATGAAAAGCTATTAGATCTACAAACTAAAATCAGAGATATAAGCACTTCTGATAGCCCAATTAACGAAAAAGCCAAAACAATTAATAATAACCTGTTTGTTGGTTCAACAGCTGAGCTTCAAAAAGTTTTAAAGGACATGAAGAAGAATGGCGACGCTTGAAAACGACAAGGGGTACAAAGGTAATGTACTTCTAAAAAGAGCTAACGAAGACATTGATTGGTCGCCAGAGCTTATCCAAGAATGGGTTAAGTGTTCTGAAGATCCGATTTATTTTGTTGAAAACTATATGAAGATCATTTCCTTGAATGAGGGTTTGGTAACTTTTAATCCATATCTTTATCAGAGAAATATGATAAGCTCTTTCGTTGATAATCGTTATACTATCGTTACGACTGCTCGCCAGGCTGGTAAATCTACAACTACTTGTGGTTTTATTCTTTGGTACATAATTTTCCATGCAGACAAAACTGTTGCTTTGCTGGCTAACAAAGGCGAAACTGCAAGAGAAATTCTCGGTCGTGTACAGCTTGCTTATCAGCACCTACCTAAGTGGCTACAGCAGGGTGTGAAAGAATGGAACAAAGGTTCGTTCGTTCTAGAAAACAACAGTCGTGTTATCGCTTCCGCTACTTCTGCTAGCGCTATTCGTGGTTACACTATCAACCTTTTGTTTATCGACGAAGCTGCACACATTGAAAACTGGGATGAGTTTTTCACCTCGGTTTATCCTACTATTTCGTCAGGTACCGAATCTAAAATTATCCTTGTTTCAACCCCTAATGGTTTGAACCACTTCCATAGTACTTGGGCTAATGCTATACAAGGTAAAAATGGATATAATCCTATACTTGTAAATTGGCGCGATGTTCCAGGAAGAGACGATAAGTGGAAAGAACAAACCCTTTCTGGTATGAACTTTGATATTGAGAAGTTCAATCAGGAAATGGAATGCGAGTTCCTTGGTTCTTCTGGCACGCTTATCGCTGGCTGGAAACTTAAAGAGCTTGTAGAGCAAATTCCGATAACTAAAAAAGACGGTATGTATCAATACACTAAGCCCGAGAAAGGTCGTGCTTATTTAATTATAGCTGACGTTTCAAGAGGTAAAGGATTAGACTATTCGGCGTTTCAAGTAATCGATGTTACTAAAATGCCATATAATCAAGTGTGTGCTTTCAGAAATAATGGAGTCACACCAATAGATTATGCAGATATTATACACAGAACAGCAGTTGCTTATAACAACGCTGCTGTTTTGGTAGAAATTAATGACATCGGTGAGCAAGTTTCACATTCGCTGCATTATGATTTTGGATATGAAAATATTCTATTTACGGAAAATTCTGGTCGTGCAGGCAAGAAGGTTACTGCTGGGTTTAGCG